ACTGATGACCTCGAAAAGATACTTAGAGACGCTGGGGAAGAAGCCGAATGCTTGTCCATACTTCACAGAGAGAGTTATGAGATATACCAAAAACGCTCGAACTTCATTAATGTTCCTATTATTGTGCTTAGTTCCATTGTGGGATTCACAACAGCCCTCGATGTTGGATGGGATAAGATGAATATTCTTCTTGGTTGTATAAGTATCCTGATAGGGGTAGCTAAAAGCGTGGATAGTTATTTTACGCTACAAGCCAGAGCATCTACGCATAAACTGGTAAGCCTACAATATTCTCAGATAAATAAAAGCATTGCGCTTGAACTTGCGCTAAGTAGAACCAATGGAAGAATACCGCCCAATGACGCTTTACAAGTTATAAAAAGAGACCTTAAAAATTTAGCCGAAATAAGTCCAATGATTGACACGCCTGTGATTGATAAATATGCTGAAAAGTTCAAAAAATATCGGGGCATTGTTCATCTTCCAAACATTCTAAATGGATTGAGCCCAATTCGTATTTGTGATTTACCAAACCAACCACCAAGAACGCCACCAATAGAGCGGGAAAATTTGGATGTGGTTGTTGTTCCAGTTGAAAATGAACCAATTGAAATGTAATTTTAAAATTTAAATTTACATTCTGTATTTATGCTGGAATATATGAGGCTTGGACAGAGTTTAATGGACCATATACGTGTGTGGCTCTCATACCAAATAATTCAACATTAAAATTTACACCAGCAGTCTGGGCATCGCTAAAAGTGATGAGAAGGCTGTCGTTTGGTTGTAAAAACCCAGTGAAAGGCACACTAATTGCTCTCGCTGTCAAACCTGTAAGAACCTGAGTGAAAGCAAGGATATCGTTAGCAGTAATTGCTTGTCCGGCTCTTTGGCGTATTACCCTAACATTACAAGCAAGAAAGTCCCCATCAGAATTAACAGTGGCAACACCGGAAACATAAACGGGTATTGTGGAAGTATTCACAAGAGCGCCCACTTGTGGGTTAGTAGCCCCTGCGGGAACAGTGCGGTTGGGTTTTAACCCTACTTCTCGCCCCATTTGTATAAAAAGACCTGTTGCGTTTGTTCCAGTCCCAGCATCAAAAGGCACGGCTTTTCCGATAACATCAAACCCATTGGATACAAGACCCTCAACGGAATAATAGCATGTGTGCAGTTCATTGTAAGCAATTCCTGTGTTTGGAAAAAGAGCAGTTGGAGGAAGACTCATAATATAATTAATAAAATAAAATAATTTTTTTATATTCTAAATAAGAATATGAAGTTATGTTTATTTCTTGCGTCCCTTTTATTTGTTTCTGTCTATTCCATACCCTCGGTATCCAAAGAGCAACCACTATCTGGAAAAAAAGTTGAAAAGTTTGTGGATGATATCGCAAATAGTCTTACATTAGAACATCAAAACGCACTTAAATTAGTATCTTCCCAGAATGATACAGTCATTTTAAAAAAGAAGCGTTTAGATGGTTTAAAATTGGAATTCAGAAGGCTTGGAATACGTTTAAATAACATCACAAATACTTATAATTCTCTAAATAGAGAACGCTTGGATGCGCAAAAAGACTACAATAAATTTATGAGCAATTTTAAGCGTATGGAATCACTTATCAAAGCCGGAAAAATAGACTATGAGCAAGAGATGAAATTTTTAAGAGATATTAAAAATTACATCAGAAAAGTAAGCGTAAATTGTAAAGTCTAAGACTTCATAAAAGAAGGCTTATTTTTTAGCCGTCCCGTATTAAATCTATATGTTTCAATCTTTTTCTTAAATTCATCTGGATGTTCCAATATATCATCCGGTTCTTCTTCTACTTTAAAATGTTCTACTGGTTTAAATAGTTCCTCATACTGTTTAACCGTATTAAACTCATCATTTCCATCAATATCAAAGAACCCTCCAAATGGGCGCTTATGTTCCGCTACAATTGGGCGGTCATCTGTTCGTCTCGCATGTTGGGAATATGGAAGCCCGAATCTTTGTTTAAATGCTGTTTCGTTTTCATTATCAATGATACCAGAAGCTAAATAAGGTCCGCTTTCAATTGGAACAACGGCACTCTTCATGTCTCTGTCTGGTTCCATAACTGTATCATTCGCCTTATATCCGCGCTTCAATAGCTCAAATTTTGGGTTAAATTCCGCTTCATCTGGGAAAATTAACTGTCTGTATGGAATCAATTGGTCCTGTAATACAACGCGTTTATCGCCTCTTGCTCTGTCAGACATCCGCCTTTTCATTTCAAACTCTGATGTATGGATTGGTATATGGTCATCATGGTCTTCTTCCCTGCTCAAATATTGACCACCAGACATTCCATAACCAACAAGCCCAACAGCATCTTTTAATATATCCTCATTTCTTCCTTGAAAAGCTCGTAAATCTCGGTTTGGTATTTGCGCCATGTATCTGTCAGTAATATTACCCTCTGCGTTTGTTGGAATTTTAGCAACTTCGCGCAAATATTCCACAATTAGTTCCTGAGCTGTAAATAGTTTTACCTTTCTTTTATTTAATTCTTTGAGTTGTGCTTCGTTCGCTTGTATATCAGTTTTTAAAGTCGCAATGTCTTGAACCAATTGCGCCTCTCGTGGGTCCCCCCTTCCTGCTTGTTGTATTGCGTTCAAATCCGTAGTTAAACGCTGTAATGTCTGCTTATCTTGTGCTATTCCTTGCTCGTATCTTGGAATTTGCTGTCTCACAAGGAATTCCTCTTCATTGATAGTCCATTTATAAGCAAGAAGAAAAAAATAATTTTTTTGACTTACAACGGCTCCGCTTGTATCTACTGCTCCGGCTGGGGCTTGTGGAAGTGTAGCAATGAAAGTATCGCTTGGCATTTTAATATTGCTTACTCGTGGAATGGGGGGCTGTGGAATAGGCGCTGGAACCGGCGCCGGAACCGGCTGGACTGTTGGTTGTTGAGTTGGGGGAAGGGGAATTGGTAAATTAGGCTGTGGCATTTTTGATGGAAAACCGGCAAGAATATCCGCATCCACTGGGTTGTCTCTTTGGTAAAGCTCAATATCGTCAGCGGTCATTGGTCTAAATTGGAATGTTGAAAGTAATTGAAACATAACATTATAAATAGTCCAGCATTTCTTTACTAATTTTTTGACGGCATCCTTTATTATTTCTTGTGGTCTATTGTTAAAGTTTGGAAGAGTATTCCAAAAATTGGCATAAGTAGTCCATACTTGTTGAAGCTGTTGAAGAATAGGCACAAGAATTCCTTGAAATAACTGGTCTAAGTTTTCTTGGTCTGTTGAAGTTAAGGCTCCTCCATAATTCTTTAAATAATTCTGAAATTCATTAAATTCATTTACTACTTCTTTCGTTCCAAAGTAATTATTTTTTAATAGGTCTGGCGTTAAAATAACTGCTCCCGCGCTTGTCTGTTTTCCTCTTGCTGTTTCAGCCCTCGCAAATTCTACCTGCGCTGTTAGTTGTTCAGCTAATTGAAGCTTACCCCTTAGTGAGCCCATCAATGGGTTGGCGTAAGATTGGGCTTTATATAATTTTCCTTTTGTTTCTAAATCTGGTGGCATTTGACTGGAATTATAAGCTTGGGCTTGTGCTTTTTCCAGATTAAAAACACGTTCTCCAAAATATTTATCAGCATTATTCAATCGGTTTCTTTCAACACTGTAAGGGGGGTATTTGCTCTTTAATAGAGCATATGAGCGGTCCCTTTGTGAGTTTGAAAGGCTCCCCTCCATTATTTTCTTTAATACTTCCATAATAATATTATAATGGAAATAAAATTTAAAACATTATCATTTTCGGTAAGTAGCACCAGCTTTTTTAAGAGCTTCATTATATTTCATGTTATGTTGCTTAGCGTAAGCTTTGACATGTTGAATCCATGAGCTTTGTTTTCTTCCACCAGAAACGCCTGAGCCTATTGCTCTTGTTGGACAGTCATCAGCGCCTCCGCTCTGTCCTTCGCCTAAAAATGGGGCTACTACTTTCGCAACATCGCCTATTGGTCCTAACACGCTGGAGAGCCCTGACGTGAAGTCATCCCACCAATCCCCCCCGCTCATACCATTTCCGGTCATTGCTAAATATTCCTTAGTTGGGCGGTTTTGTAAGTTAATAGGTATTCTTGTGTCATCGCAAACATAGGGCGCATTCACACAACTATCCCCGCCTTTGTAAATTTGAACTGCGCTATTTGAACCAAGCAAGGGCTTTTTATTGGGCATACCTACTGGGGCGTCTAAATTTAATGGGTTTTTCGAAGGAACACGTGGGCGGTTTTCTTCATCAGCCCCGCCTGAGTATCCCATTCCACTGAAAATATCGCCCATAGCATCCGCCATGTTCATATTCTGCTCATATGTCATAGCTCCACCATCTTTTTTATCTCCCTTCTTAGTTCCTGATAATGCGGTATAAGCATCTATTAGGGGCTTTCCCGCTTCTGCTAATTGACCAACTTTTTCTATTCCTGATTTAGTGAAATCAAAAGCCTTGCTTACTCCTTCCTCAATTTTGCTGGGTAGTTCTTTGAAAAAGTCGCCTACGTCATCCCAGAAACCTTCTCCCATCATATCAGCATATACTTCATCGCCATCATGTTCGCCTAAACCAAGCAAGAGCGGGGCGAACGATAGCAAAGAACTCCAGTCGAAATCTCCTCCGCTCATTCCTGCTCCTTTTCGGGCTTTCATTAGCATTCTTAGCTCATCTTGTAATTTAGCATCCGCCATTGCTTTACCAATTAACATCCGGCGCTCACGGGCTGGAACACTTGATGGATGACGCCCCCCAAGAAAATACTGGGCGTATCTTTGCGGTAAGCCAATGTTTTTCATTTCCATCATATCGGTATCGCTTATTTCATCCCCGCCAGACATTCCAGAGCCTTTTATCAGTTTTCTACCACTTGGAACTTCGTCTCTATCAACAGAATATTTAAGTGCTTTTTTAGTTAGTATTCTACCATTACATTTATCAGAATATGGAAGTGAGCATATATACTCATTTCTATCCAGTGGGTCTTCATATCTTATCCGGCTTCCATCATCATTATATCCAGCGCGTGTTCCACCTGAATAGCCATCACCCTTACATTCACAGTCCCCATTACATTTACATTCACCCAAGCCAATTAATGGTAAAAAGGGGGCTACCGTTTTAGCTACGTCGCCAACAGGTTTCATGACCATATTGAAACCATCCATGAAATCATCCCACCAACCGTCTCCATTCATTGCGCCATACATTCCGCCTCTCATGGGTTGTTGATAAGAGTTCAAATAGTCATTTCTAATACCAGCATAATGGTCATATAGTTGTCGTTGTTTTAACGCTTCATTATAAGCATTCGCTATATTCGCCATGTTATACTTTCTGATATATTTTTTTTATTTAATTTTTTGAACTAAATAAAATTACGTTATCCACAAAATTACATAAACTTCTTCATACCGCCTGATTGACCACCACCAGAAAGACCACCACCAGAAAGACCACCACCAGAAAGACCACCACCAGAAACACCACCACCAGAAACACCACCACCAGAAAGACCGCCTCCGCTCATTCCTAAGCCAAGAACTTTTAAGTCTGCTTCGCTCTCTCTGCCTCCAACAAGGCGCTGGACTGAACTTCTTGAATAGGAAGGACCACCAGACACAGAAAGAACATCTGAACGAGAAAGAAGAGCCGTGTAAGTCTGTGAGGTTCCACGTTCTACCACGAATAAACCGCTCTCCTGAGTAATAAGGATGAGCTCATATGGGTTGGTTGGACCAATAGGGATGCCAGTGTTGTTCTTTACTCTTACATTAAACTGTAAATTAAATGAACCAATTGAGCCCTGCGTAAATACGTCATCAAGTTGAATTTGTGTAGCGAATGATAGAGCGCACAATGAGCCACAAAGCTTAACATTTTGATATGTTTGGGTTGGAACATTTCTTCCAACACCAGCATTTCCAGACCATTCGTTCCAGCACATATTTAAACCGCTCTTCGTTGAGAGCTCCCACAAAGTAATTTTTTGACTTGATGACAAGAGACCGGCTTGGTTATTAAAATTTATGCTAATTGCCTCAATAGGAAGCCAAGCATCAGCATCGAAGCAAGTTTGAGAACTTC